CTCGCCGTGGTAGGGAGGGAGGGATTTTCCCCCACCCCTTTGGTCACCATTCACTCACAACAGCATTTCGTGTCTTAATTTTAATTTTTCCGCTTTTCAATGACCTTACCTCGGTATCTGTTCTGTTGCCCTTGGTCTGGTTGCAAACATAATGACAAGCGCGAAGATTATCAAAATCATTTGCCACTGCTTCAGGCGAATCATAACCAAACTCTTTCCAACGTGAAACAGGAATTACTTCATCAATCACAAAAGAAAAAGGATGTTTATAATCTGATGGCTCATCATAATGTATTGGTTTATTGCACAAGTAACAAGGCATTCCCATCGCTTTAAGCCTGGCACGGTTCTTTCTGCGAAGGTTACCGTTCTTGTACCTTGGGTTATTTTTAGCTGCCATACGGTTATTTTTTTCCATACAACAACGCACCTGCCGGTTATGACAAGTGCGCTGTTATGAGGAGCTTTATGACAAATCGTTACCTTTACCACTTATCATATTACCATAGGTTGTTGTCCCCTGATTCCCTCATTTATATTTTTTTACTTAGCTCATAATAAAATCGTTGCCTTATATCATAATACATATTCTTTCCACATGGTATGTTCTCTTCCTTAAGCTGAAAGTAATTAAATCCATAACATACACCCAGGCGCATCCATTTATCAAGATTGGAACCATCACAAGCTTTGGCAATAGTATCGTCAATCATATCAACCTTACGTTGGATTTCAACCATCCGCATTGCTGTTTCGCTTGTGCTGTCATAATCATTTGATGTCTGTATTTTGTCTTTGTCGTATCTGATAGCACCGCGAGTGTCCCGATCTGCCGTAAGCATTGCCACCCAATCACGATATTGCATAGCATAGTGGATGCAAGCGAAATATGTATGTTTCGGCAAATAATACTTGTTCCCCTCAGACAGTATTCTATATTTCCCCATTTATACCCTCCTTCCATATCCGGCATCAATAACAGTTTGCGCTCGTTCTTCAGTCATATTAATTCTTTGTCCGCCTCTAAGCTTTTCCTGAAGCAAAGTGTCATAATATGTCGCTGTTATCTCGACCGTAACAGATTTAGTAGGCACATAATCATGTTTTGGCTTTGTATCTCCTAAAATTGACCGCCATTGCTTTATAGATGCCGTATTTGTGCGTTTATACTCTATTTTTGGTATTTTCATCAGCTTATTTACATCAAAATCCATGTCAAACGGTATGATATAGCCGTTTTCACCGTCTTTGAATCCAAGCTCCGGCAAAACCGTGATCGGTGTAGTCAAAAGCGCTGTGCCGTTTATCATTGCCTCGACCATTGAATATCCAAACCCCTCTGCATCTGATAAGCTCACATAATAGTCAGCTTTTGCAAGATATGGCGCAATATCAAGCTCAGGCGGCAATATGATCATTCTGTCGTGCTTGTTTGGAAAGTCATCGTCACTAAAAAGCAACCAAATGTACGGAATATCTGCTTTTTCAAGCATATCCGCCAGCTGAAGCATTCTTGCATGACCTTTTTCAAATGCACTGCGCTTGGATAACCTCGTTGCCGATATCAGAAGCAGGCATTTCTTTGTTGTCGGCTTATCGACAAAGTTGTATATCACTTTTCCGTTCTTTTCGCCAAATGAGTCAAAAACAGCCTGTGAAACACCTATGATATGATCATGATTCTGTGGAATGCTCCATTGTGGCATCATCTTGCAAGCATGGACCATCTGCACAACCTGTTTTGCTGACACTGTTGCCGGTAAACGGTCCGTAATGCGGCTTATGATGCAAGTGTCGCATATTATCTTGCGATTATCCCTTTTGACGCATCTGACGATTTTCTGAAGCCTTGCAAGCTGTGCTGAATCAATGGTATCGTACAAAACAAGGATGTCATAATACTTGCTCATGTTCTTAACAAAGTTATATATCCATGTCTCAATGCCACCGATCTGCTGCGTGAACGCTGTCCAGATAACTACCTGAGTGCTTATCGGTCTTATAATCTTTTTAAAGCCACTGTATTGCACTCCTCGAAGCTCTGTGCCATTTATCGGTGTGTTAAAAGCCATACACATAGCCTTTTTCTTAAGCTCCGGATACGGATTTTCATTAGTCAGCAATATGATCTCATTGTTCTCATATTCCTTGATGATCTCATCCCTGATTGCTTCTGTAACCCTTGGCACATTGTAAACGATGCGTTTATAATCAATTTCACCGGTCATCATTTTCTTTGTCCAGGAATGTGGTGTGTCCGAACGGTATAAATAAATGGTTTCGGGAATGAAAACCTTTTTTCCTCGCTCATTTAGCCGATAAATGTAGTCTGCATCCTCTGACCACAGCTTGTTTGGTGAAAACCTCTGCTTGCCAAATGTCGCTGTTTTATATACCCTGTTCCAAACACACAAATTGAATGGCGGAAACTCATCCTCAACCGATTTCAGCTGAACTGAGCATTGCCATCCGCCTGGCATTGATTTCCATGATAAATAGCAATAATCAAAACCTTCCTCGATCTTTTCAAAAATGCAAGATAGATAATTGTCGGTAACCATATCATCTGAATCAAGGAATGTAAAATATTCACCGGTCATTGCATCCAAGCCTTTATTCCTTGCAAGCCCTGGACCTGTGTTTTTCTGCCGGATCACCTTTGCCCAAGGATAATCTGTTGTAAACGGTATCTTTGAACCATCGTCAATTATGATCACTTCAACATCGTCTCTCATCTGTTTATCCAGGCATTCAAGCAGCTTCGGAGTGTATTTTTCTGTATTGTAATACGGCATAATGATTGATAATTTCATTCTAATCCCCCCATTCTTCTTGAATCAATCCTGTTGGCAACTTAGCATTGTTATCAACATCAATACAAACCGATCGACCAAAACGAACTAACGCACCATATTGCTCTGCATACTTCATTAATGTTTTTCGACTGATTTTATAACGCTCTATGGCTTGCGGTACCGTTGCCATCTTAAATATTTCATTTGAAAATTTTTTACTTTTCACTTCTTCACCTCCCTCAACCACTTAGCGTATTCCTTGAGAATGTTCATCCTAAACACCTCCCAAATTGACAGATCATGGTTCTTTGCCCATTTGTCGACATATTCTTTGAAATCCTCATCGCGTTGATATAAGTCATATAACTCTTCGCTCATTTTTACCCCTCCTTATGTTCACTGTCTCTGTCCATCCCAACAACCAAGCCGCCTAATGCCATGCCGAACAGGAAGGCAATGATTGTTATGATTAACTCGGTCATTCAGTATCACCTACCTTTGTATGCTTTACAAAAATCCTAAGTGCATTTACCATACCTTGTGCTTTGTCAGTGTTTGATTCTATGTAGCATACATAATTCTCTATTTCCTCTACGGCATCATCAACACCCCTAAACACCTTCTCGACAACTTCTATCGCCCACGGATCAACGTCAACACTTGTCTTGATGTGATTAAGTGCGTTTTCCATTCTTTCTGTCATTCTTTCACCTCACAGTATTCTTTGATAATATCTATAATTTCATCTTTTAATTGGTCTGCCTTCTTATAACGATTTCCATAATAAGCACCACCTTGTACTAAGGGTTCATAATCACTAACATTTTGTATCTTCTCAATCAATCCATCTATGGATTTAAGAGGACACTGAGGGTGTATTGCAGTACCATTGTTAATATCTTTATCATCTGCTAAATACCATATTTTTGATTTCTCAGGACAATCCCTTTCACATACATCACAGCATTTTGGCATATCCATTCTTGTTACTATTACGCTCATGTCTCATCATCCTCTCTGTCGGTATATGTAACGCACTCTAAGATTTCAATATCAATCATGTCGGCATCACACCATCTACCATCCTCGTTGTATATGCAATCCTTTTTATCGCAATTTACTATCATTCATTCGCTCACCTCGTTTTCTGTCTGATATACATTTAGTAATTCAGTAAGAAGATTCTTATACATCTTTTTATCAATGATACCTAATCGTTCAGCTTCTCCTAAAAGTAACAAACGATATATGTTATCAAGAATAGAATCAGTCATTCGCTTTCTCCTTTCCTGTATTTGTCGATTACTTCAAGCGCATCATCATATGCCCACCCGTACTCTTTGTACTCCTTTTGCAATTCGGCTATCTCGGCTCTTATCTTGTCAAGTACACCCTCATTATCAAGTGCCTTGCAAAGTCGGTCGCAATCCTTGTCGGTGATTATCCCCTTGTACCGCAAACCTTTTATTTTGGCTCTTAAACTATGTGACATCCTCGCTCCTTTCCTGTGGCTCAATCTTAATTTCTTCCAAAAGATATAAAGCACGTTTAACTATAATAGCTGTGTCATTATTCAAATGATTTAACATTGGCACAAGTAAACTATTCATAGTTTCGGTAACTCTTCTCTGCTCGGTTCTATCTTTATACATTCATTCGCTCCTTTCCTGTAACTTTTGTAGCGTTTTCTTTGTCATATAAAACACTCGGTCAATCTCATTGAAAATAATTTCTCCATGTGGCATTGAGTTATATTCAATAACTCCGTATCTCTTTCTCCACTTTTTATTTATGCGTTTCTTAGGATGTTTTCTGCGTTGAACTTCTTTAGTGGCAATATAAATAGGATAACCCGTCAGCAACGCTTCATAGTTGGTCATTCCTTATCGCTCCTTTCTGCCAATGCCGACCTAATAGCATCAAAAGCAATATCGGTGTTGTATGGGGTATATCCTGCCTGTGATAGCCATTTCTCTTGTCGGTCTATCTCGGCTCTTATCTTGTCAACTAAGCTAATCTCTTGATTCCACCATAAAGTCGGCATAGTATAGTGATTAACACCGTCAAAATAAATCCATACACATGATCCGTTTAACTTATATTCGATATTGGGATTTTCAACTATGAATAATTCTCCGTTGGTCATTCTTTGCTCCTTCCTGTGGCTCACCAAACCAATATAATATTGTTTAATGCTTGCCGTGTCTTTGAAAAACAATCTTGGCATAAACATATTGACACACCATTAAATCTAAGCCTATACAAATTATGTGTTTCGCCCTCACTGATGCCACATTCTGAACAAGTTCCGTATTTTGATGCGTTCTTACATTCACTTAATTTTTCAATATTCATTCCTTATCGTTCCTTTCTGCCGTGTGTTTATCAATAATATCCAATATATCTTTTATCAATACGACACCATCTATTGTGATGGCATTACAAATGTGTATAGACCCTTCTTTTCTCAATATCTCATCTTTGATATTTATTGCTTCTTGTTTAGTCATTCATTCGCTCCTTTCCTGTGGCTCAATTTCTGCCTTGTACTTGTCGATAATCTCAAGACAATCATTGTATGCTTCTTTCATACTCTCAATTTTTAATGTATCTTCTGCAATTGCTCTATCAATAGTATCTCTATACCGTTGTATCTCGGCTCTTATCTTGTCAAGAAAATCATTTTCCTGTGGCTTTACTACTGTTGGTGTTATGCCCTCTACTTGCGGATATAACATAATTCCTGTCGGTTTGCTTATACTCTTATCTTGGCTAAAATACAAATCATCAAAGCACTTAATCAATTCCTGTTCTTCGTAATATGTCTGTCCGTCTTTAACTGTGAATCCGCAAGCCTTTAAGCCATAAATAAATTCATCTCTTGATAGCTGTTTTCGTTCAAGTGCTTGGATTGCCATATCTAATGCTTCAACCGTTGTAATATCCCATCCGTGGTCGAACCTAAATTCTTCTCTATGTAATTTCAATCTTTCTTTTACTTCCTGTTCTATCATTCCCTCACCTTCTTTCGCTCCTACCTATCACATACCCGATAACCCACATTGCTATTGCGAGTGCGGATAAGCCGATAATTTTAATTATCATCGTTATCCTCCTCATCCTCCCCGATCGGCAGCGCGGTCACCGTCAGAATGTGCTGATATATGTCATGGTAGCCAAGTATTGCCACACCGTATCCTTCGCTCGACAGCTGCAATGCCCATCGTCTTAGATCCCTGTTATCCTTGCAATGTATCTTGTCCCCTAACTTCAATTCGTCCATCTTCGCTCCTTCCATCTTTCATAGTCACTGTGTCCGTGCGGTTCTCTGATGCCCTTTGCCTGCAACGAGCTTTCACGCTGTCCTACGCTGTGTATAATGCCCATCTGTACCAAATCACCCACGTTGAAACACGCACGGTCAATATACTCTCGATCCTCATTTACCACTTCCCGACACCGGACATAATACGGATATACTTCCTCGACCACATATGTACGCTTGCTCATGATATAGTCATCGTATGCCGTGTGTCCGCCCTTCTGATGTCGCGGCTTTATCTTTCTGCCCAGCAGATCACCGGCAAATAATCTTAAATCAATCATTTATACTCCTTCCCATATTTTCTTTATTTCGCCTGTTAAGATATGCCATCCATGCAACGATGCAATCCTTGACGAACTGCCCTTCTGCATCATCACCCTTATATTTTTTGTTCAGATCTTCCGCTTCGTCTATGATCTGCATCCAGGCGGCATCTTCTTTGTTATCCGGAACATCAACGTACTTTTTAACAAGCAGCCAAAATTCCTTCATGAAATTGTATAACCTCATTGTTCTGTTCATTTATACCCTCCAAAATCCGCATAAATAGTGGCTTCGTGCTTACTCGGTTATGCCTCTTTTGCTTACTCGGTTATGCTTACTCGGTTATTTTTCTACTCTCCAAATATGTGATAACCCGATAAGGAGCAAACTCAGCAACCATGCACCTTCTGCTTACTCGGTTATGATAACCCAGTAAGGAGAAAATCACTCATTTTTTACCTTACTCGGTCTTACTTACTCGGTTATCAAATCCCCTTACTCGGTTATGATAACCGAATAAGATACAGACCGCATAAATACTACATTTCTTTGCTTACTCGGTTTCGTTCTCATGGATAGTATAGAGCAACCATTTTTTATCCTTACCAAAACCAACCGGCTTTATCTTTATTCTTTTTTCTTTTGTGAGAACCGCCCTTGCATTTCTGAGTGTTTCCATCGTTATTCCGGCAGCCTTCGCCATCTGCTCAAGCTCCTTCACTTCCATGCCATCTTCGATATTTTCAAGAATAAATTCCTTCGCTTCATCCATCTTCGGACTTGGTGCCGGAGTGCTTATGCTATCAGCCATATAATCTCTGTCTTTCCGCCTTGATGTACCCCTAAATTCGACACCGTTGTCTGACAAGCTGAACAGGATGGTCTTTTGTAATTCGCCATAATTGCTCTTTTCATGCGACAGATACATGATGCCATCATCTTTTGTATGTCCAGCCATGAGTGCGCTGCGGCTTATATCCCATATATCCGAACTGTCCGCCATTCTCTGCCTGCCTGCCGCATTGCTCTTGTTCGTGTGCATTATCATCAGGAATGCCGTGTTATACTTCGCGCCAAGAGTGTTTAATGTGTTGAGCGAATCACGCATATCTTTGCGCTTTGCCATATCTACACCATCCGGAAGAAATGCCTGAAGCGTATCAAACACCACGATGTCAGGCTTGTACTTTTCAATTAGCTTGTCCAGGAGAAGCGAACCGTACCATATCTTACTTAATCTTGGATCATCCAACCCGAAACATCTGATCTTGCTCTGATCGGCACCGGCTTTCCTTAACTTTGCTTTCAAGATTTCCTCTGTCGGATCTTCCTTTGAGAAGTACATTACTGTTCGTTTTGTACCCACGAACTCATCCGGAATCTCCAATGCTTTGTCGAAGATTGTTGGCTTGCCCCTGGTGAATGCTGCGAGAGTATTACACCAAATTGATGTTTTGCCTATACCACCATCCGAACATAAAAGCGTTACGCTTCCTTCAGGAATATAGAGAGGAATTAGCCATTTTTTCTCGCGCTCCTCAAAGCTGTCGAGTGTTGGCATATCGAGATCCTCCTCCGTAATTGTTTCCTCGATCTTGCGTCCGGTCTTGCCATAACTCTTCCGCGTGTATCCATCCTCATGTTCATCAAGCGTGACCACTTCGCCCTTTTGATATTTTTGAGCCTGTTCAACCTTCTTGCGGATTTCTTTCTCAGTGAGTGGCGGCTTGCATCTGACCTTGTTTTCTTCCAAGAGCGCAGCCAGCATCGCCTCATCTGACATTCCCATCTGCTGATATTTGCAAGCCAATTTGAACATGGTCTCATCGCGATGCCCAACTTCGATCACTTCCGGAACGCTTAATGGCTGTGACTTACTCTTCTTTTCGCTTGCGATAACGCTGTTCATGATGAACTCAACATCGATATCATGAGATGTAATCAGCTCATATTCTTCCGGCTCTTGCTCCCATTCGTACCGTATACCATTTGGATGGATGGATGGCGGAGCGACTACATAGCCGCCATTTGCCCTGATGTCCACATCATCAAGCCAACCTATCTTGCTCGGAACATCCAAATCCGTCTTGTAAAAGAGATGGTATCCACCGCGTCCTGTTATACTGAGCCATGAATCCGGCAACACAAGATAATTATCACTGCACCATTGATTAAATGATCGATACCCATCTTTGCCTTCATCTTTGTCAATATCCATATCGATGACAACCAACCCACCACTCATCTCTCCTGTTGCAATCCCTATGTTGTAATTTGGATTCTGTGTCCACCATTTTTCTATTGTCTGTATATCCGTAGTGGCATCTTTAAACCCATTTTGGGTTGCTGGCTTTTTTTCTTTTGGTCTGAGAGGAAACACGGAAAGTCCCATTTTTGCGTACTTTATAGCACTATCAAACAATTCGTTCATTCGTATTCCCCTATTAAATCCATTATTCTTTTTGCTGAAAATGATGGTTTACAAAATTCAAATCGGACACCATAACGCTCTTGGATGGTCTCCATTGCTTTCTGCAAGCGTTCCCCTTGAACACAGTTTGGTGAATATATAACTCTTGGATTTTGCCATTTATGCACCTGAGACAGATCCTCGATACCAAGATCATTCTCCACCAGGATGATAAGTTGACATCCGGCAGCCTTTGCAGCCTTGCATTCATTGATGAACCGCTTATGTTCTTTTCCGCAGATATTGTTTGCGATCTCGTCCATATTTCTCTTGGTATCAATGGAGATGTTCGGCACCGGAGCATAATCACCGAATGGCAACTTGCTCCGATACAACTCAACACCCATCTGCTCAAACATCTCATGCTTGATGTTGTGCTTTCCTGATTGTTGCCGCGTGTCTTCTAATATTGTTCTCAACTAAACGGCAGCTCCTCTCCATCGGCATCTTCCCACTCTGTGCTTGTGGATTCCTTCGGCTTATCATCTGCCTTGAGCTTCTTCAGATCCGGCACCTTCTGTTCGTCAATCTTATCAATGGAAAACTCGCGTACCACATAGAGCCTTGTCTTGACAGAACCATCATTGCCAACATATTCTTCTTCACCAAGGAGCAACCCAATCTTCTTGCCCTTGAGCGTTTTTTCGTCATGGTTTGTCTTGCCGCCATCAAACACGAATGTGCCATTGCTGCGTGATACCGCAGTGCAAAACCTCTTGAACATCGGAAGAGCCGCGTTCTTGTATGATTTTGTGTACGCACCTGCCCATGCCCAATCCGGATTATTTGCTCTCATTTCTTTGTAATATCCCTTGAACTCACCCTCGATGATGTCATAGGTAACCTTGAGATATTCCTTACTTGCCACATCCTCTGCCTTGACAATTCCGCAGATGTATGCACCAGGAGCCGGTCTTGTAAAATCACCTGCTTCCTTAACATTTGTCATGTCGATTGATTTCATATTGTTGTTCCTCCTTTTAATGTATTTAGTATTTTTTCTTCATCGAGCTTCATCAGAACACGATCCTTACTCAGCACTTTCATTTTTCGCGCCTTTCTTCTTTTTATCCCATCCATAAAACTCACGAATTTTCTGATCAACATATTTCAAATTATTGTCAATCTCAACTTCATCTTCCGCAAAGAGATCCTCCGGAGTTTTGGTTATGTCAAACCCATCTGTCTGTGTCCTGAAAAAATGCTTTCCATTGTCTGACATACACCGCAGGCAGATGGTCACCATTCCTTCAAGGCACACCTTGTTGTCAATCAGCTTGCCGATGGTTCTGATCTTGGTTTCACCGGCATCACTTGTATCCTCATGAAAAATGATGTAGACTATTACATCCTGAGCGACTTCTTTCTTGATGCGCTGGATAAGAAAGTACATTGTATCAGCGATATCGTCATACATATCAAACGATGCGCTACCCTTCTTATTGCGATGGTTATCCATAAAATTGTGTGTCATCAGATATCCGGCATCATCAATCACAGCAATTTTGCACGGCATCTTCTGAATTTGTGATATAATGTTGTCAAGGGAATCGGTACGAGCAATATATTTGAAGGTATTACGGAACGGCAATTCCTTACCCTCCACATTGATCAACATAATCTCTTCAGGACCGAAGAATTTGAGCGATCTGCTTTTACCGCTTCCCGATTTTCCATATAAAATACATGGCATTCCCATAATTCATCCCTCCTTTATTTAATAACAACGTGCTGTCCGCGCTCTTCAAGATATGCGAACGGTAATTCGATGCCTGCTTCAAGATCCTTGCGGATTTTATCTTTGTCGGTTTCGTAGATAACCTTCTGATAATTATCCGGAACCTCACCGTCAATGATCATCGGCTGTTTGCCACCGTTCTTCTGTAACTTGATTACATACTCACCGGCATCAATCTGCTTCTGATCAGTGCGGATCATGGCATCCCTGAGTGCTTCTTTCATGCGCTTGATGGCATTTTCGCGCTGTTTCTGCTTTTGTTCCCATACAAGCGACATATTCTTTGCCCTGTCCGCTTCCATTTCAAGCTGCTTAATGACGTTACAATATCCGCCAGCCTTAACTTCAAGCTCTCCAAGCAGACCGTCAAGCGTGTCCTGGAACAACTGCTCATCCATTTCCTCATCCATTGTGGCAAGCTCATAAAGCTGCTCAACATCGGAAGTAATTTCGAATAATGTACTCATAACTCTCCTCCTTTCCACACCATGATGCATGGCTCACCATTGTGTTTGTTGTCAATAACCTTGCCGACAGCTTCCTGTCCTTCGTATACTCCCAACTTGCCAAACTCTGCTCTGTAATCGAGCCATGACGTTGACAATTTGGTTTTGTTCAGTCTTGCAACCGCTTCCTTCGCCTCGTCATAATCCAACGTGCCGGTCACAACATATACGGTCTTTTTTGCACCAAACTTCACGAATCTTCGAACAACGATTTCAGACATCCTTCATCCATCCTCCTTTCCATTTTTGCGATATACGCTTCTTCAACCTCGCGATCTACCACATCGAGCCACTCATCCTCATTCAATTCGTCCGGATCTGCAGGCGGCTCAAGATAATCGCGCTCCATCCGTGACAGCATCCGCTCATCTTCCATCGTCAGCATCCGTACTCTCCTCATCTACCCCTAACAATGCCCTGATCTGAGACTTTGCATCATCAAGATTTACGCGAAGCTCCTTGTTCTCTTCTCTCAATGCTTTGCACTCTGTTTCATATTCCCACTTGGTGGCACACAACTCTGAATTTCGCATCTGCAAGGCATACATCTCGGTTTTCATCTCAATGAACTTGTCAATAGGAATGGTCATTGTCTGTCCGGCAAGCCAATCCATTACTTTCTCTTCCATGCTTTTCCTCCTTCTCAGAAAAATATTAAATACTTACCTACAATCACCATGCACACCGTCCACACCAACAAGTACAGAAGCCCTGTTAGAACGGCATCCCATGTGAAATCAAACAGCTTCCTCATCCTTGACCACTCCCTTCTTGATTGACACTTCCCTGAAACCCAGGGACAGCAGCCAATGAACCGCAAGCTCCGCATCAGCCAAACCAACCACCAACGCTGTGCTGTCTGCGAATGAAACCTCAAACAGATCCCCGATCGGCTTGGTTCCAATGATGCACTGTGTAGATATGCTCTCAGTACAATCCATGTCGGAAAGTGCGATCATCAAATTTCTTGCGCTTGTTTTGTCAATCAGGCTTATTTTTTCTCCGCTTTTCGTAAAGATATACATTTCATAACCCCTTTCTTAATCTTCCTTGAACTCATCCTTGAAGATGATATACAGATTCAGTACAATCAAAACTCCAAGTATCAGTATTACTTTGTCAAATTCGCTCATTGTTTGCTCCCCTTCCCTTCATCTGCCCAACAGCCTTGACAACTCCTTGTCATCCGGCTCAAGCACTCGCACAAACGTCAGGAAATCCGAATATGTAAAACTGCGGTTCTTTAACTTCTGTGCTAATGCCGGCTGAGATATCTCCATCTCTTCTGCCATGATCCGCTGTGGTATCTTCTTGACCTTCATTTGCCCATACACCCATGCGGACAAGCGCTCGGACAATCTTTCATTTTCACTTAGGTATACTCTTGGCATAATTCAACCTTCCTATCTTTAACTTTTCGAAAGTTGTCGGGCAAAAAAATAACTACCTATGTCACTCTGATCGATATCAAGAGCTTCTGCCCATGTAATAATATTTTCCTGAGTAAATGAAGAACGTCCGGCAAGTTTGGCTGTTATAATTTGCTCGGATAGCCCGATTTTATCAGCAAATTTCGCCTGCGAGCCATAAATTTCTACAATCCGACCACGCAACTTATTGTACTTAAAACTCATTTTTAACCTCCTTTCACACAAGATGTTGTTTCTCATGGGAATACTTTAACATTTCGAAAGTATGATGTCAATATCTAATTTTCATTTTCTTAAATTTATGCTTTAACCTATTGAAAACGCATGAATTATTATATATTATGTACTCAGGAGGTGTGTATAAATGATAGAAATGGTATCAAATTTCAAGGATCGTTTTAATCAGGCTTTAGAAATTCGCGGAATAAAAGCCATTGAAATATCGGAAAGAACCGGAATAAGCGAAGCAACATTGAGCCAATATAAAAATGGTTATTCTAAACCAAAAGACAAGCGACTTGCAAAACTTGCCAATGTTTTAGATGTCAACGTTTCCTGGCTCATGGGATTAAATGTACCAATGAACCCCATGCCCGATAACATTAGTATAGCGGATGATGGAACAGTATTAAGTGAGGAAGATCGCGAACTCCTCAATCGGTTTCATCGGATTCGTCCATCGACTCGCGAGACGATAGATCTTCTGATAGAAGCTGATCTACGAAAGCCCTGATTTCATCACTTGTATTATGGTAAAACTCTAAAAATTGTGCATCTGTTGTCATAATCATTTGCTCCTTTTGATTAGATTATAGAACATACATTCGGAAAATCAATACTCAATTATGATACATCAATCGTATCATCCGGATAAAGCAAATAATAGTGTCATTTGTGACATACCATAAATAGTACGAAAGAGGAAAAAATATGGAAAGCATGACCGATACAAAGAAAATTATCTCACTTTTGAAACAAGTCAAGGAAGAAAAGCAACTGAGCCTTGATGCGATTTTGGCTCTAATGGAAAGCAATGGAGACTTTGTTTCAAAATCTACACTCTCTCGTATCTTTCGTGACGGATCTGAAGAGACCGGTTTCAAGTATGAAACGACAATCAGACCGATCGCGGATGCCATCCTGGACATAGACAACATTGAAGTGGATGATGATACGGATACAAAGGCATATAAATCCCTGCTTAAGCTGAAGAAGGAAATTATTTCAGAACTGAGATCAGCAAATGACCAAACAAAAATCGAATACGCTGAGAAACTTCAAGAGGAAACAGAGAAATTTCAGCGGAGTGTTGAATTTATGAAGCATCAGATTGAGCTTAAGGATCAGCGTATCGATGCCCTGCTCGGTATGAATAATGAACTTATGCTTCGTAACAATGAATTATTGAAACAGCTTATGGACTGTCCGATGCGAAAAGAGGATAAATGAAAACAGAAAAACTCCCAAGCGGATCATACCGTGTGAGAAAAACATATAAAGGCAAGACATACACGAAGATATTCGATCATAATCCGACCGAAAAAGAGATATTTAATGCCTTTGCTGAGAAGATGGAAGATGACGTTGCCATCAAAGGGACCTTCGAAAAGTATGCAAAGGAATACATAGCGAACCGGAACGGAGTGGTCAGCCCTGCAACGATACGGACTTATAATATCAAGCTGAATCAGATATCGGACAACTTTAAGAAGTTAAATATCTATGATGTCACATCTGAAACCGTTCAACGAGAAATAAGCCTGTTTGCCAAGAAACACGCACCAAAGACCACCAAATCTCTGTATGGATTTATTTCGTCCGTAATGGCGGCATACAGACCGAATATGAAGTTAAGGGTAAAACTACCGCAGGCAATCATCAAACAGGAATATGAACCCACAGACGATGATATCAAACGCATATTGGAAGCCGTAAAGGGAACGAAGTACAGTATACCTTTTCAGCTTGGTGTGTTTGGCTGCCGAAGAGGAGAGATATGTGCGCTGAACATCTCCGATCTTGATGGGAATGAACTCAGGATACACCGGAGCAAAGTATATCTTGATGGTAAATGGATAGTTAAAGAGACTCCCAAGACGGATGCATCGAACCGCACACTGTATTTGCCGGACAGCCTTGTAAATGAGATTAAAGAGATGGGATGCATATATGACGGATACCCTGCCGCACTCTACAAGGCTATTCAAGCCACTCAAAAGAAGTTAGGCATAGAACGGTTTAAATTCCATGCTCTCCGTTCCTATTTCGCATCGTACGCACACGCTATGGGCATCCCTGATGCGGACATCTTAGCAATAGGCGGATGGGAAACAGATACCGTGATGAAAAAAGTTTACCGTAAGTCAATGGAAGCAAGCCGGAAGAAGGCAATGGATAAACTGAGCAAGAAAATCTTGTCATGAAAATTGTCATGAAATTTTGAAAGCCAGTGTTCATGCGTGGTTTAGCCCTTTTTAATGAGTGTTCGATTCTCTCATCCCCTGTTTCCAAGAAAGCCCTCAACCACGCGGTTTGAGAGCTTTTTTCTTTTCTTTCATGACAATTTTTTGATAAGTAAAAAACCCCGAAAATAAGCCATTCTTATATTTATCTTGTCATAAATCTTGTCATGAAATAGGGATGAGAGCATTTTACTCTCATCCCATTTTTCATTCGCATCTTACCACATCAGATGTTAGGTTTTCAACGTCATTTATTATCCAATCGAATGCCAGGATGATGTCATCGATAAAATTCTCATGTGTGACATCTTGATTCTTGCCTTTTAATTCACACCATTTGCTTTTCTTCAGATCAAGCATTTTCAATAAGTCAACTTTCAAAATGTAATCGTTTGTCATATCAGCCACCTCCTTTGTGACTTAATTGTATCAAGCCGTATTTGTCATTTGTAGTGCCATCTGTGACATCTCAAAAATGAAACAAAAGAGGACGCACCGTTTCAGTACGTCCCCTTCCGTTTTACATAGCCTGCATCTGCTTAATCCAAGCCGCCTTCTCGACATAATCCACATGAGCCTTGTTCCAACTATCCATCATTTTCTGTGGTATTTCCGGATATACAGTCTTAAGCTGTTCTATGTCCTGAACCGCATAATCATGTAGTCTCATAGCATGGTTCAATTCTGCAATGGACATTTCCTTGTAACCGTTGTACCGGTCACTGTTGCCCATTGACTTATACTCAAGTGCCTTTTCGATGTAGTGCTTTGCTCCATCAAGCTCGTCTGCAATGCCTTCAACGTATTTCTTAATCTTAGTCATAGCCTATCCCTCACTTAGCTGCGGTATAAGCTGCTGCCGCTGCCGGAGCATTAGCCACCCACTTTCCGGTCTGTCCAAGCAGATATTCCGACTGTGCCTGAATAGCCGCGATAGTGTTGGACTGATTAACCTGGTTCGTAAGATCAGCGATCTGATTATCCTTGATGAGCGTTTTGATTGAACAGCAACAATTTTCCATCTGATATCCAATCTGATCGAGCTTTGTACCAAGAGTATTGGTCTGATTCATGATCTGTAAACCAAGATTGTTAAAGCCCTGAATTGCGTTGATTAAATTCGTATTATTCTGATTTGTAATCAACTGCGCGGTTTCGTAATTGTTGTTTGCAGATGAAAGCGCAATCTGATTCAGCCCACTCTGTATGGTTTGATTGTTGATCGCTGAATTTACATCAGCCATCGTAGCGTATCCAACAGCCGCTGCGTTACCGCCACCAAGACCGCCAATGCCGCCCCATCCGAAGATGACAGCCACGATCAAGAAGGCAAAGATCCATGTGCCAAAATTTGAATCACCCATAATGTTTCTCCTTTCTTAAGTTTATTTATTTGAATTTGCAAATTCCTGTATTTTTCTCGACAAACTATCCATATCGACATTGTTTTTATCGCACAGATCCTTTGCCGTACCCTCAAGATTGTCTAAGTTAAGCCCTTGCAATCTCGGCTCGGTTTTAGCCAGGTTCTTAAGGAAATCTGTCGGACTCTCTCCCCTCATCATAGCCCCAAAAGCCTGAAGCATGATGTTTGTTCCATTACTGTTTCCGCCCAGCATCTGCATTATTGGATTCATGCTTTTCTCCCTTCAGCTTATTTTTAAACGCTTCAAATTCCTGTTTGGTAACATACTCTTTCGGCTTTTCTGCCTCTGTTTCTTTGAAATCATAAGACTTAACCGTTGCCACACCGGATGCATCAGTCATCTTTATATAGAAGCGACTCTTCTCGGAATCCATCAAGATCACGCTTGAATTGTTCGGCATCTGATAACTCTCAGCAGATGCCTTGCCGTTCACATACTGAATGCTCTGCTGTGGCTGTTGTACCGAAAATTGCATCTGTGGCATAAATGATGGTGTTTGGTATGGATTTATATACATACTCTTCCTCCTATTCTGTTGTAATAAAACATTCCCCTGTGCTTATTGCTTCTATAAATGCATTAAATACAATGCACACATAAATTTCGGGAATCTCTTGCAAATCAACAGACTGCAAGACCTTTTCTAATAATTTATTGATGTCCATGATTACTCCCCTTGATATGATTGTGTAAAAAATAGGGAGGCTATTGTAGTGCCAAGTGTGAAATGTCATAAGTGATTTAAGATTTCATTTGTGAAACGAAAAAAGACTCCCACCACCTTTCGATGATGAGAGCCTTACTGAGAAGGAAAGCAAAACAAGATTGCTTCTATATTATTGCATCATGGGTAATGTAGCCCATGTCTGCGGACCTATAATGCCGGATTCGATGTGGTGATCCTGTTGGTAACGAACAACCGCTTTTTCCGTCTTGTCGCCGAAAATCCCGTCTGCTGTTCCGCATTGATAGCCGTTTGTGTTAAGGAAGACCTGCCAACTTCTCACGTACTCGTTGCGGTCGCCCTTCTTTAAGGTTGGATGTTTATCTACCGGGATCATGTCACCCTGCGCCCACCTTAACCACTCGTCGCCGTCCATGTAGGACTTATCTAAGTCAAGGTTGCCATTGTAACCGGGTAGCTGTCCTTTTGAGGAATACTGCAAAATCTTGCAATCAGTCCATGCCCCAAACCCTTTGGTATCAGTCCACGGATTATCTTGATACCCGGTCGGCTGCTGATTCTTATACTGCGCACACCACAAAGGATATGAGTTATCCCACTGTTTCGCATACTGTCGGCAAACGCTCTTACTCATGTAGATAAACGGTGTAATGCCTGTCTTCTGCTTAACGTATGCTAAGAAAGCCAGTGCATACAAAGGATTAGAGAAGTTAGGGTTCTGTTCCCCTTCCCAATCAAGCACTAAAATAGCCCTACCAATGTAGGGCTTTGCTACCTTAATGAAATGCTCTGCTTCCTCTTGTGCTCCCCCGCCACCTGCGTAATGGTATATACCTAAATACTTATTAAGGCTGTCGGCTTGTGCTATCTGCGTGTCGTACTCCGGGCTGACATACTTAGTGCCCTGCGTCGCTTTAATAATCACGAAATCGCAAGGCACTCCGTTAAGGTCTATTTTGTTCCACCTTGAAATGTCTATACCGTTCATACGTCTTTATCCTTCTTGTAATAGTTATAATTTGAAATGCAAAGGATCGTACCTAAGAACGTCGCTAATGCGGTGATTGTCTGTGCAATAGCCGTCCCCAAGTCAGCCCATCCCCATATCTTTGAAATTACAACAATAAAGGTTGCCAGTGCCGGAAGCACTATGATCGTCAAATACTTCAACCATGTATACAAGCGATTATCCAATACCATTAAATCACTCCTTTCAATGAACCGCCCATGCAACAACTGCAGAAATAACCGCACCGATTATTCCTGATATAAGACAAGCAATCGCCGTTTCCCATCGTTTTTTGGGAACGCTCTCAATCTCGTCAAGCCGCTGTGATTGCTTGTTTATCTCTTTGGCAATGTTCTCTACGTTTACGGCAAGAACCTTCACGGAAGCAACCAATTCACTTATCTGTGCCTGCTTCGCTTCTATTATTTCAATGCGCTTATTTTGACGGTTGTCTTCCGCTTCGATTCTTTTTACAAATTCTGTATGAACTTCAAGTGTTACATACTGTTCGCTCATGATCTACCTCTTATGCTGCCGGATGATTGATAAACCTCTTGCAGCCTTCTACAACATCAAAATTTCCGTCAACTAACTGTACTACACCAGATACAACTTCTGCTGTTCCTTCAAGCGTTGACCACTTAGCACCGAACGCTGATATACCTGCGCTCTTTGATGTGTACTCACCGATTTTGTCTGTCTGAAATGCTCCGTTTGAAATCCACATAAGATAATACTTTTCCATTTTCTCTCTCCTTTACTGAACTATTATTGTTATGTTTGTGTCATTTTCCAAGGTATCAAATGATACCGTAACTCTGTCCTCAATGCGCTGAACAGAATAATCACCGTTGTAGTTATCCCAAAAAACCGTGATATTTCCCTGCGGAACATTGTAAAATACCTTTTCTGTTTCGCCATAATAAGCCGTCTTGGTGTCTGTGTATGGTGTAATTGCTTCAATTCTCTGTGTACTCTGACTATGAAGATTTGTAAATACATCATCAATGCGCTTGTTCATATTAGCTATACGCTCGTTCATTACATTAAACAAATCGAGTATTTCTGTATCAATCATTTATACTCTCCTTTCTACAAGCAAAAAGCAGGACAGATAGCATTCGAATTGCCCGCATCTGCTGTTACGGCTGTTCCTATAAGATAAATAAAACCAAATTGCGTAGCGTTTATATTGGCTGGACTACGCATCCACCAAACCGCTCCTGTCTGCCCACTCTTAATTGGTGTTTTCCTTTGATTTGATGCCGTTGTAAAATACGAATACTGCGAACCCTCACCCGAAAATGAAACTGTTGTGCCGCCTGTTATTTCAACTTCCGAAAGTAAAAATGCTTTGTCTGTGGATGTAGTGATTGTGCTTGATTGATTACCTGCACTTGCTTTTTTGCTCACTTCTTTAATAGCACTTCGAATGTATGACGGAAGTGCATTGAAGTATACTTGATTGCACCATGTTCTACGAGCGCATCCATCCCACCCATTAACATTGGTGTTTGTACTATTCATATATCCGCCTTCTTCTTCTACTGATGGGAAGTTTGTCGTGTATTCAGACGATGTTGTATTTATATAAAATACCCTGTCCTGTTGTAAAGTCAGCAAAGCCTTTGTATGACCATTTATAGGCGTAGCCAAATCATCGTGTTCATGGTCTATAATCACATACTGATAAGTGTCGGCATGATGCGCTTCACTTACTCCTGTTGCTTCCATAGCACTGATTGATATATTTCTCTTTGCGCCTATCGGAAAATAAGTAGATTTCAATGCCGCTATTTCTGACGCATCATACTCATTGTTGTAAAAACTGTTAAGGATAGCTGTTATTTGTGCATCTGTAGCTGTTTCAAATGCAACTAATGGTGCTGCAAAAGATACTGTTGTATTTATACTTACAATATTTGATGCCTCATAATTGTTTGAGCTTGTCGCCTGAACGCTTATTGTGGCTGAACCGTTTGCAACTCCTGTTATTGTAATAGGGCTGCTTGTACCGCTTACTGTTGCAACACCTGTATCTGATGATGTCGCGCTTAATGCTGTGCTTGCTCCGCTTATGGTTACACTTGCCGTCGGTGTAATTGAATCCAATGATACAGTGCTTGGTGAAGCTGAAATCGTCTGTGCTGCCTTGGCAATAGCAAACGAGTATGATTTATCTGCTGTGGTTAAGTCAGACCATACCATGCTTGATGTATCATTAAGCTCAACTGTAAAACTGTAACTTCCGGCATTTGTGGCTTTAACGTAGGTAGTGTCACCCGATGTTGTAACCGTTGTGCCTGTGCCACCTACAACCGTACAATGTGTGGTGTCTAAGCCTGTTATAGCCGCACCCTGTGCTGTGCCATCATAGGTAAATGACGTGCCCGAAACAGACGGAATCTGCACGATTGTTGTTCCGCCACCACCTTCTACAGAATAGATTGTTGAACCCACCTGTAACTTAGTCAGCGTATCTGTTGCCGTACCACTTGGATTAGCAACTACCGCATCCGGAATGGTTGGTTTGTTCAATATCTGTGACTTACCCGAAGATGAATTCCAATCGGCATTAACCTGATCTACCCAAGGCACATTAACTGACAGCTTGTTGTTGCTGTCAAGATTAACCGCATACTGTCTGTCTGCCGTTGATGATATAGTCTCAGAAGCAAGTGCTGAAGCCGAATCATTAGCAAGCGCAGCCTTGATTGTTGTTCCGGCAACTACTACACCCTTTTCACCTGTATATGTTGTTCCGGCATGAGCCGACACATACGCAGGTATTCCGCCAGCATCAGCGACTGCATTAACAGGATCATATGTCGATTTGGTCATATCACCTGCGCCTTGACCATCCGCACCGTTTGTAACCGTAAATGTTGTTGTTGTACCGTCAGTAAATGTAATAGTATATGTATCAACTAAACCTGCCGTTGCTGTTTTGGCTATACTCGCAATACCATTTCCTGTTGCACCAGGAACTCCATCAGGAACAGTAAAAGTATCAACCACAGCCTGCGTAGTAGTATTTTTTATGCTTACCGTAGTATTTGTCCCTGAGTGCGATGATTCTGCCGTAAGACCGTCACCTGTCTCACCTTTGTCACCTTTGGGAAGCACAAAATCAAAAACAGCAGCCGAAGATGTGCCGCTGTTTGTTATGCTTGCCGTTGCACCACCTGTTACCGTACCAACCGCTATTGTTGCAGCCGTACCGGTATCACCTTTGTCACCCTTGGTATTGCCCTGAAGTACCCACTGCGTACCGTCACACTTCCACACATCCTTGGTTGATGTGTTAAAGTATACCGAATCCTGATAATACCCTGCAATGGATGATGACGATGATGTGACAGCCGTACCAAGAGTTAATGTTTTGATACCGACCTTGTTGATAATATCGATGGCATCATGAATAGATGCACGAACATCCTCACCATAGATCGCGCTGGCTATATTCTCAAGATATTGTGATATGTCAGCCATTTCTTTCCTCCTTTAATATTTTTATTTCATTTTTAAGCTCATCTATTTGAGCATATAAATCTTTGATTGCCGGTATCATAATCCCGATCAGCTTTTCATACTTTATTGCTTTATAAGCCTCTTTACCTTCAAGCTCTAAAATAACCGCATTGTTGCTATCATCAAGCTCTTCAAATACCTGCTCAAGCTCTTGCGCAATTAAACCATATTCCGTTTTCTTTTCCTCATCATAGTTATAGTTAAAAGAAATCGGTCTTACTTTATCAAAGAAATCTCTGACAAAATCTGCCTCAATCGGCTTAATATTTTCTTTAAGCCTTATATCTGATGAAGATGACCATGACACCCATCTGCCCAAACTTGTTCCGGATCTATTTACATGAAGCAATGCAAACTGTGAACTGTCCGGAGTGGTTTGTATTGTCATTCCGTTTGTATTGTTAAATCTTCCGTTTATTGTGCTTAAAACATTCGGATCACCAATCTCAAATGTACTTGCCGTAAATGAATTTATCTGACCGGATGATGCAAAAATAACTGCGGTTTTAATGGTTGAATTACAATCAATAGCACCACCCTTTATAAGCGTGCTTGCTCCTGAATATCCCCATAATGAGCCATTTGTTCTAATTCCATCAGCACCAACATACATACCTGGTGTTGATGTGTCATTAACAGAAGATGGTCCATTGTATATTGCATTATTTCCAATATCCCAACCTTGAGTAGGATCACCAATATATCCGCTTGTTGCTTCGATTTTTCCCTTTACTTTTACTCGGTCCGCATTCAGTGTCCCTGTGGTTATATAATCAGCAACAATCTGCCCATCCATTGTCATTGCAATGCCGACTGTCCAATCATCTGAAGGATATTGCCGATGCAAATACCCAAGACCGTTTAAATTCCATCTCCATGCTTTTGTTGCTTGGTCAATATCAGTGTTGTTTGCAATGCGCTGTTCTATTATTTGGTTATCTTGGTCACGGACAAATGTAATAACACCATCATTATCACTATTTAAAATAGCCAGCGCATTTGCATTAGCTTCATTTAAAATAGAATCAGCAGAACGCATTCCATTTATAGCATTTGCCTGACTCGTCATCTGATTGGTCAGGGATGCATGACGGACTACATCGCTTAGCTTTATCTGATTGTTTGCCGGATTTAGCAAATCAATATCAAGTTTAGTAATGTAAAGCCACTGATCTATGTTATAAGGAATTGCCTTTACCCTGACAGAATCACCGCATTGGAATGTATCAACATTTTGAACGCTGCCTAAATCAACCGCTGATACCTCTATTGTTAATTGAGGCTGTGAATATCTGCTAAGATATGCCGCCGCAAGTCTGTCAAGCGTATCAACATCATCAGTGTCAAATGTTACCGTTCTTGCTCTTCTGCCATAGATTGCTATCGAATCATTATTCTGTATCGCAGTGCCACTGATCCGCTGCATTACATCCGCATACAGTTTGGTTTCTGTTTCGGCTCCGTATGGATAAAGCGCATTTACGATATTTGTGGTATCCATATCCTTAACAAAATCAATAAGGTTAGAACCGAACAATACGGTCTGTGATGATTGCTTGCCGTAATCCGCAAGCGTAATGATATCAATATACCTTATAACCGCGCCGTTGGATGTAACCCTTCTGACCTTTAAATATCCATTATCACCGGATATAAATGCTCTTAAAGCCGAAAGCACTGACATACCATATTCAGGATACCAAGCGCAGATATCAGAACTGTTCACATTTGTTATGCTTCCAACTGTAAACTGTCTTTTTGCGGCTTGATTGGTATTATATGCGGATAAAACAGCATTAAATCTTTGTGCATAGGATTCATCCGAAACTCCGCTCATAGCAACAGGCTCTTCACCAAGCCATGCCAAATCCTCAACACAATAAACATCAAGGCTCTTATCAAAATTTGCCTTGATGTCCTTAATATCACCGCGCCACCACTCGTTGTTGTCTTTATATATTGTAATAATGGCATTCTGTGTGATTTCGCCATAATAAAGATTGTCTGCCGGAATAGTGAACTTAAACTCCCCAGCCAATCCGACTTCCGGCGAAACCACTGCAGACTTAACCGAATATGACTTGTTGCCTGGATAATATATTGTATGCTCTGTGCCTGTTAAGGACTGAACCGTGATCTTGTACATTATAAGCTACCGCTCCTATATACTATTTGTACTTTTGCTTTGCCATTAAATGTCAGCGAAACATCCCTGTCACCGCCGATTATTATTTCAGGTACAATATTTGTTCCTGATGCAAGTGTATAGCTCACATTGTTCTGTGTTACTGTAAGTGTTCCAACCAAATCATTTACCATAAATGTAGGACATACCGGCATCGTGCCAGCGCTGATCGTGACGGTTTCTGTGCCATCAATATCGTATGCGCCCACATAAGTGATCATGTCGGTTTCAAAATTAAATGGATCCCATAACCAAGGTTCAGACGATGAGTTTATTGAGTATTTATAAGGTTCAGCATTTACGTTAAGTGTAAACTGTCCTAATGTCATTGCTGACTCAAAATCATCAATATGGACTCTTCCGCGCCAAAAATAGCTTATATCGTTATCAAACGTGATCTGACATATTCTGCCGTTTATGCTGTTGCGAAAATGTGATATTACCGAGTCCCATGATTTTTTTTCCTTTGCACCAGCAAGTTTGATCGTCAAATCTCGTTTAATGTAAATCGGTCTGCCTGTTAAAGCCTCAGACATATCAATCTGTCCGTCTCGCCCTGGAACCGTAATGTAATTTGTGTATTGTTCCGGTTCTCCGATATAATCCGTGTTGGTGATATATAATCCCCAATCATCATATGTATGATATTTCTTATTATTGGATTCGACCGTAATCTTGCATCCATTAAAAAGATTTACATTGCTCATCGTATTGCCCCTACCACAGCAATTCTTCCAAGTGCCTCATTGTATTGATTAACTGTTCCGCCAACCACTGCACCTGTGTCAAGCACAAGCTCCTTTGATATGTTTGGCAGGTATTGCTGCAACAATGACTTTATCTGTACCATAATGCTGTTATCATCTTGAGATTTATCAGCTGTCTCATATTTAGTGACATTATTTGCACTCATCATAACTTCCTGATACGGCTCAATCTTAAAGCTTTGCTCAAGCTGACTCTGCACAACTTTGTCATTGTCTTTGATGCCCTGCGCAAACAGCTTCATCATATCAGGAGCATATGTATGAAAGTCTGATAACGGACCTTCTTTTGGCTCTGAAAATCCAAGTATATTTTTAACAGTCTGAGCGACTTTGCTTGCTGCCTGTCTAACTCCGTCAATTTTGCTCATTATGCCGGCAATAAAGTTATCAAGCATATCTCTGCCCCATTGTGCAAAATCAAATGACTTTATTTTTGCTTTCATTTGTTCTACAACTTTTGATATGCTTTCTGCTGCCTTTGCACTGTATTGCAAAATACCTCTTGCTAATTCCATTATGATTTCACCGGCTGCTTTTAGCATTTGCGGAAGATTCTTTATTATTCCACTAACCAAATCCATCATCAACTTAGCAGAACATTCAATTAACTTGGGACCGTTGCGGATAAGAGCGTCAACCAACTTGGTTACAATCTCAGGAGCTTTTTCAATCAGTTTTGGCATTGCATTCATAAGCCCTTCCGCCAATCCTGTTATAATAGCAATAGCCGCATCAACCAACATATCAACATTATCAATAAGCGTATCAACGATCATTAAGATCGTATCAACAAGTGTAGGAATCAGCTCCGGCAATGATTGTGCAATACCGTTTGCCAATTCAAGAAGTATCTGCGCTCCGACCGATACAAGCTGTGGAGCCATCTTGACCAACATATCTACAACCTTAAGGATTACATCTGTAATTGTCGGCATTAGTGACGGTATTGCACTTAAAATGCCTTTTGAAAGCGAATCAATTACCTTAACACCGGCATCAAGCAAACCAGGTAAAGCCTGTGATATAAGAGCAGGCAGCCGATCTGCAATAACCGGAGCCAAACGCTCAACTAATGTGCTTACACCTGATAAAGCCGTTTCAACAACCGGCATAATATTACCTGCAAATGTATTAACTGTATCAACAAGGTTTTGTATAAGACCGGTAACATCAGCGCCTTCCGTACCCATTCCTGAAAGCACATTTGTCCATGCTGCTTTCATTGCTGACATTGAGCCTTGAATGGTTGATGAGGCTTCTTTTGCCGTTGTTCCTGTTATGCCAAGGTTTTCCTGTATAGCATGAATTGCATTATATACGTCATTAAGATTGTTAATGTTATACTTAACACCTGTTAATTTCTGTGCATCGGCAAGCAAGCGCTGCATTTCAGATTTAGTGCCGCCATATCCTAACTTAAGGTTATCAAGCATAGTATAATTCTGCTTTGCAAACCCCTGATATGCATTCTGAATGGATTCCATACTTGTACCCATCTTGTTGGCATTATCTGCCATGTCGATGAGTGCCATATCAGCTGTCTTTGCTGCCTGTTCAGTATCACCACCAAGAGACTGTAATAATGATGCTGAAAAGCTTGTTACAGTCTGCATATAATCATTGGCTGATAAGCCTGCGGTTTTGAATGCTACATCGGCATTCTTTATGACCGTATCAGATGCATCTCCGAACAGTGTTTCAACACCACCAACCAACTGCTCAAACTCACCAAAATTGGACACAGCTGTTGAAACGATACCGGCAACCGCTGTTGCACCTGCCGCGACTGCACCTGCCGCCGCTTTTCCTATCCCACCAAGAACAGATCCAAAACCTTTAGAAAAAGAAGAGCCTGAAGTTTTACCTTCCGACTCCATCTGTCTGCTTATTTTATTCGATATACCTTTCGCTGTTGGCTCTATTTTGACATATGCAGTTCCTATTTCAGCCATTACTTTTTCCTCTTACTCATATACCAAGCGTTAAAATCATCCACTGATTCAAATGACTCCAAATCATCCGATGGTTTTTCGTTTGCCTTAGTCAATCTATTAAATACCGATTCAGGATGATTTCTGTTCTTAGCACCATCTTTAGTGTTTTGCCACACTAAGGTAATAACACCGTCAACAATCAACGCTAACAGTGATTGTTCAAGCGTTATATTATTCTTTGATAGTTTTCTCTTTACTCTTGAATCATTGTTTAACCCAACTACTAAGGTTGCAACCAATGATGGCGGCAACCCTTTGTAGTCAAGTATGTGATATGTTTCTGCAAGATCGCAAATCATTTCATCCTCGCTATTGACAATACAATAAGCGAGGACAATCAGTTTTTTGCCTTTATAGCATCAAACATCTCTGTTAATTCCTCAAGCATTGCCTGTGTGGAACACACACCATTATGCTTTTCGGCAACCTCGTTCATAAAAGCAAAAACACCGTCATCAGATCCAAATACTAATGCCAAAAGCTGATTCATAAGCTTACCGGCAAGCATTGCATCTTCCATTGGCTCTTGCATCTTAACAAGCAAATGCATAAGCCTGGCATCATCCTTAATGCGCTCATCAAGCTGAAACGCGATGCCACTCTTTGTTTTTCCCTTTACCATGCTTTCCCTCTCCTTCTCAAGCATTAAATGCTGGGACCATCACCCTCAATATAGAAGTGATGCGTATTTCCTGACGAATCAGGATATGCGCTTACTGTGATACCGTATGCAATAGCATCACTATCATTAAACGTGATCTCATCCCTTGATGTAACCGCACCATCAGATACAATGATGCGCTCTGCCTTGCCGCCACGCAGCGCAAGCTCAAATACCCATACCATTTCTGTCGGATCTTCGGCAACTACATTCACCTTAATGTCCCCATTATCTGTGATGGTGACATTATCCGAACCATAAACAGCCTTAAGTACATCGACATTCTCAGACTCTATAAGAGCAAATGCGAATGTATCATTTAACTCAGTCAGCGAACGGTAAACAATGTTTCCGCCCCATGCCTTGATCGCAGACACATCCATCTCGTTACTGTTCGACAGACCGTCCTCAGAGACATAACCAAGGCAAGTAAATGCCTCATCTAATGCACTCGTTGCGTCTGTCGGAAGAGTAGTGCCAAGAGGCGCAAACCATACACCTCCGCTAATCTTCGGCTTACCTGTGCTGACATTCATTGCATTGTTAGCCATCTTTATTCCTCCTTAATAATGTGTAACCACAAAAACAGCCTGATATCTGTATGTCTTTGTGGTAGAATCCGTATAATTATAATCACTATTCAAATCGACTTTTGATATCTCATCCAATGTGATTGCATTTAGCATAACTGCCTTTATTTCCTCGTTTAACTCGGCAGCCTCATATAATGATGTTCCGTTGCTTTGAATAATAAATGTTGACTTGTTGATATGATCTGTCAGACCTCCGCCCGACTTTTCAATAAGATAAAACTTTGAAGGTTTTATTTTGGGCTGTTCCATATATACTGTTGCCGATAAATTTGACTCATCAAGATAATTCTTAATTACTTTTTCAATCATGTTATTTCTCCATGCTTAAACCGGAAGCTGTTAATGCTTTTATCAAAGTATTATCAACATAATTTTCATGTGCTGCTTTTTTGCTGTTTGGATAAACATTGCTAAACCCTATCCAACGTCCTGTTTTCGGACTTGCAGCATAATCTGTTCCGGCTACACTCGCGACATATTCCCCTGCCGCATCAAGCGCTGATTGCATTTCAGGAGACTTCATCAACTCATTTAATCCTGGCAAATTAAGCTCAAACTTTATATCACCCATATCGCTCAACCTTCACATTCTGCCCCCATCGAAGCGGAATGTTTTCTTGTATGCCTGTCTGCGGATATCCAATCGTTCTAAAGCGTTCACCCCACAAAAGCACTTCTGCATCCGTCCAATCATGTGTATCGCCCTTGGGAATGCCAATAGTGTATTCTATTGTTTTCCCATAAAGTGAAAGTGTATTAGCGACATCATCAGCCGATGGCTGACCGACCAAACAATCATTGACTGCTTCTAACTCTTCCTCATAAATAGGAGCGCCAAAATCGTCAACACCTGTCTGCGTTTTAACCGCTATATATACAGTCATTCCTTTCATATCGAAACCTCCGATATTACCAATTCCTGAACAGGACTGTATGATCCTATTGCATTACCATAGCCAAGCAAACGCTTTTCGATTTTTCCTATATACAACTCGCCAACAGATCCGCCTGATGATATTGTCCAGCTCTGTGAATAACCCAACCCTGACATGGAACCTTGAGTGGCTCCTGTTGGCACTCCGCTTGTTTCACCATCACCTAATGCCCTTATGACAACCCTGCAAGATACAATCTCTTTTGCATCAACAGGAGCATTTGCATTATATGAATCAATAAGGACTGCCACATCATCAAGAAGTGTCCCACATACTATCTGCTCATCCTCGGACAAATCCCTTGTCATTCTTGCCTGAACATCTTCAACTGTTGCATATGCCATAACAATCACCTACTTCTTGGTTGTTTTCTTCTTTGCAACCTTCTTTACCGCCACCTCCGGCTCTTCTGTGGGTTCTTTTGCGATAGAAGGTGAAACGACAAGTCTATGACCTGCCGCTTCATACTCTTCTTTTCGCTCATCCGCTACCCACATTTCTGTGCCTGTGATAGCATTGATGAATAAAAGACTACCCATCTATTAGATAGAAGGAACTGTGGTTGCCGTAAGAGCATTAAACATATCCTTGTCGGCACGGAAACCGATTTCGATCTCAGCCCTTACTGCAAACATATTCCTCTGGAACAGGTTGATCGTGCTGCTGTCTGCCAGCGTAAGTGTAGCCTGATCAGCAAAGCTGATATCAACACCTTCAACCACACCATACATAGCCTTGGTCCAATCACCTGCAATACCTATTACATTAGGCGAACCCTGTACAAATGCGCCCTTTGTAACATAAGTAGGCTGACCAAGTATACGAGGAATAGCCCCCTCTGATACGTTGTTAATGAATAACGGTCTGTCATTCTTATCCAGCGCTGAAAGAAGGATACCCCTCATCTGAGGACTGATCGCATAACCATTGAGCTGACCACCATGAAGTGCAACATCTGTATCAGCTGCAACAAGACCGCCATAAACGTCTGATGCAAGACTCTGAGCAGTAATACCTGCAAAAGTATCAAAATCAGAACCAGGCGCTGCTGATCCGCCGAAAACAGTGTTATCAAACTTCTCTGCGAGTATGCGAGGCAGCCTTGCTATAAGTGCATCATAAAGTGCGCCATAATCACGCTTGAACTGATTTGAGAACGGCTCAATGATCGCAAGCTTGTATCCGCGCATTGTCTTAGTGCTAAGACCAGGATTGCTAACCGGCTTCTCATCGGTTTCATCAACCCATGATGCTGTGGGATCGCTTGTGATTACCGGTATGGTCAAACCATTGCCCGGAAGGTTGATCTTCTGCGCAAGCTTCATAACTGCTGAATCTTCCTGAGTTTTCTGCAAAATCATAGATGATACAGAAGTAGGAAGTGTAATGTTTGTCCTGTTTGTGTTAATTCCTGACATTTTCTTATCCTCCTAAGAATTGATTGTGTTAGCCCATGCCGCAAATTCGTCACGGACCGTTTTCTTTGACATCGTTTGTGGTTCTCCTCCGTCCCTTAATGTCGGATATCCATTCGGATTGGCATAAGCCTTGATTGCTTCCGCCTGTTCTCTGCATTCCTCTTCTGAATTTCCGTTCAAGAGATTCGAGGGGATACCTATTTCTTTTGCAACCTGCTCTCTCATTGCATTAAGCGCATTTGCTTTTTTGATTTCATCCAACTCAACCTGCAAAGCTTTTGCACGATCGTTTGCTTTTTCAAGCTCGCTTTTGTTGGCTTCTTCCATCTCATCAAACTTTGCCGCTTTTGACTTGAGTGCTTCAAGGTCGATACCCTCATACTTTTTTCTCTCTCTTGCCAACCGGTCATTAACAATGCCGTTGACTTCTTCCTGAGTAAATGTTTTAACCTCAACCTCTTTTGTTGCTGTTTCCTGATTCACAGTTTCTTGCATTTCCATACATAACCTCCTATGAGTAAAAACCGCGATTGGCTCGCGTAACCTTTATGCATTAAAAAAACACCCTATTCGGATGCTTCATTAACCTTTGATTCATCGGCTATTTCTTGACGCTGTTCGTATGCGTCAGCCTTTTGCTCTAAGATTTCATCTTTATTCTCTTGATAATAATCTCTCCGCATTGAGTTTATTTTGTCTTTTGGTTTCTTACCCTCCGCATCATAATATATTTTTTGGTATTTCTGTGGATTATAACCGCTTATATCAAAATCTTTTGAATGCCGGACCATATAAGAGCAATTACAATTTGAATGTATGTGCTCTGCGTGTCCGTTTTTCAATGCTTTTTGGCTTATTCTTTGCCATCCCCTGGATGCAAGCGTAATACAAAAAGCGCAAGTCTCTCCAACCGGTATCCATGCAAATTCAGCTCGATCTCTAATGGCATTTTTTAGCATTGTATCTTGTCCGGTCAGCTTAACCAACCGACTAACAGCACCACCTAATTCTGCTGCGTTTTGGGATGTCTTTAATGTGCCGTATATCGATTTTACAACATCTCCATATGTAGGCACATCCGCCAGCTCTGCCATTGGCAACGCTATGCCCTCAAGCTCTGCAATAGTGTCATACATCAAGGCATTTAATGCGGCTGATGCATTACCATATATATTTGCAACTTTATATGAATAATCAACCAAACCTTTTACATCATCCAACCCATATGTATCAACATATTGAATTATCAAATCCGATGCTGTTTTGTTGATTTTGGAAAGCTTATTTATATACGCATCCCAATCCTTTTCAGATAACTTCATTATTCACCTTCAAGAGATGTTACAACCTGCAATCCCTGGTTAATCCGTTCCTGGTTCTTTATGCGCCTGATATCAGCCTGATCAAAGCCGACCATCTCAAGAAATACATCTGTATTTGCAAATCCCTGCCGTGCCGATGCAAGCTTAAGAGCCGCATCTGTGGTTGATGCCACGCTTGGCATTGCCGGATTCTTGAAATGTGCCACAATCTGCTTATCTTCATCACTAAGCCCATCAATGCCGACTTGTTTGACAATAGCCAATGCCATGAGTGCAACGGACCTTAAAGCATTACCGTTTCCGGTATTAAGCTGCTCTGCCATTCCAATCAATGTCTGAGTCTGAGCAATTATTGCATCTGAGCTTGTTGGATTTGCTTCGCTCACTACTCCTGTATCGGTAACAGATAACCCTGTTGCAGCTGAATACTGCGTTGCAAGCATTCTCAACATTTCGACATGAGGAGCAAGTGATCCCTGTGTGAGCTGTCCAAAACTCGGCTTCTCACCGGTATCAGGATTTACTGTTGATGTCAGTATCGAACCAACGTATTGCCTGAATTTATCATTAACTACTGCTTCAAATTGCTCATCTGTAACACCAAGCAGATATTTCTGTGGTGATGTTGCAAATTCAAGACCTATTGTTGCATTGGCTATTGTTCTAACATAGCCTTGTATAAGCCTCCTGATCGGCTCCTTTATCCTTGACCGACCAAACGGCTTATCTGTGGTTGCATTCCATATAAATGCTTCCATTAAAGGTCTGCCCATCTGATGTTTATGCGGTTCAGCTGTCCATAAATTATCGACTCTTCTTAAAACCCATACATAATCATCTGTATAATAATTTATAAGTGACGGACTCCATGAAGTATAATCATCATTATCAGGAACCGTATCAATAACTGCAAAACCGCAAGAAATACGACCTTTTTCACCGTCCCATAAAGCCGCTGCTGACTGAGGAGAATGAAATCTGATTTTACATCCAAGCTCATCATCCGATGACAGTGTAGCAAACGTACAACCATATTTAAGTTCATCACGGCAAGCTTTCATGTATTCAGCAATAAGATTGTTATCAAATGCAATGCTGTCTAATAATGTAACCGTTTCGCCATTTGTGCCGACAAAACCATCAAACATTGATCGCGCTGCAAGAACATCAACAGTCTTTGTACCCCATGAACATCCTATCTCTAACTTTGCCATGTTATCCGGTAATGCAATGCCAAGATTCACTTCATTAAGAGATACCTTGCCCTCATAATATCTGTTCTTTTCAGCATTTTTACCCTCATGAAGCATGAATAGCTCAAGAAGTTTATTAAAATTCTGTTTTTCCTGTTCCGGAAAATTTTCAATACTATCTGCACTAATTGTGATATTCATTTTGATTTTCCTTTATCCAATCTTCATTCTTGCACCAGGATTCCGCTTGCTTGTTTTAACACCCCATACCGCAAGTGCGCACGATTCTATGGGACAACTGTTATCGCCACCGAACCCCCAACCGCCTGCAATGGCACGTTTTGTTGATGTAATTGCCGACTCCTTTAATGCATCTTGCATCTCATTCCATGACAAAGTTTGCTCATTAACCGCATCTGTTAATGCGCTTACTGAAGCAATAACTTCTCGCACAGAAGGTCTTATTACAGATCCCTTCATTCGCCATATATCAGATATACGGTCAACTAAGATATCACATCCGTTTCGACCATCTATAACAACGCAACAGGCTTTTTCATACCTCTGATTAAGCCATTCAGCCAACCATCGCGTACCCTGACCTGTTGATTTACGTTCTATAAGCTCAATGTATACTTTCCCATCATTTGATAAAACAGCACCGCTTAAACATATCTCTGAGCCATCTGCTGAAAACTTAACACCATAAGCTATCTTGCCATCAGGCTTTGTTTCTTTGGTCGCACATTCATTCCATGCATCTTCTGGAATGGCATAATCTGTTTTTTGATTAATCGAAGGTGTCCACCAACCACAGCGCTCTCTCAAGAACCCATCGAGGCTCATGTTGTCATATTCATTAAGCACAGTTTTTTCTGCTATTCTGTAACCCATTGCCGGATTAGTCTGATATGCAAATTCAAGAGCTTGTTCTGGTGAAGATATTAAACTGCTTATATCTTTCGCCTTAACACTCCACTCTAACCACCAAGCAACACCTTTCTCTTCACTGTGAGCTGTGGTATACATATTCTGAAATACCGTACCATGACAGGAAGGGCTTGGCGGAGTGCCTATATATATCTGCTGTGGCATTTTGGAACTATCATTAACATCTGAAGCAGCCGAAATAACAGGTAACATTGCTTCTTGCTGTTCATATGTTAATTCCTGTCCTTCATCAATTACTATAACTGAGTATGTTCCACCTCTGGAACCGCTATTTGTTCTTGTTGCAAACTCAATACATCCACCCGGTTGAACTTTTCCATCATCATCTGTCCAATCCCTAAAATAAACACCTTCATAGCCTCTCGCATGACTTATGCTTTTTACATCATGAGCAAATTCTGGATATCTCTCCGGGCTTTCAAATAGATCACAAATAGCTTTAAACATTTTGTTTGTGGTTGAACTGTGGTGTGCTGAATAAAGCACCTGCCTGTGTTCAAACACTCCCATATATATCGCATAATACCTTGCGGCATAACTTTTACCATTCTGCCTTGGTTTTGATATACCTATCGTTAATGCTGATGGGGAATCGTCTTTATCTCTTGCAAGAAAAAGCTCCATCTCCAACTTTTGTGAAGGAAAAAATGTCGCACCACCGTCTTCTTCAAACATTTCAACCACTTCTTGACCATATGAATAGGCATAATCTCCAACCACCTTGTATGTTGGCTCTTGGTTACCTGTTCTCATGTTTAGCTTTAAGACGGTCATGCTTTGATATTTTCTTTTGGCTAGGATCAGGAAGAGCCTCAAGCTCTGCCATTACTTCCATGAGCCTCTTAGTATTACTTGCCATATCTCGACCGCTCTCGCAATTCTGAATGGTCGATGCAAGGATATCTCTAAGTGCAATCAATGTTGCTCTTTTATCGCCACTTTTAGCGGCATCAACTAGGTTCGTCACGTCCGAATCCCTCCTTTTTTTACCGTGTTAAATCCCTCACTTTGAGTAATATACCCATGTGGAAAAAGCTCACGCTCCGTGTGGCGCT